ACAGACACTCGTGTAATCATTTCACCGACTCTTACAATTTTAGGTGATGGTCAAGGTGCTAAAGGATATACCGAAGTTGATACTTCAACTGGTGCTATTTCAAATGTAAATATTATTAGTGTAGGTTCTGGTTATTCGAGAGCATACGCAGAAATTACATCAAATACAATTCACGGTTCTGGTGCTACTGCTAATGTCTATATCAGTCCAGCAGGTGGTCACGGTTCAGACCCTATTAGAGAATTGGGCGCCGATAAACTTTGTTTAAATGTTAAACTAGGTGTTAGTGATGGTGTATCTGCGAATGGTAATGGTTTTATACCTTCTAATACTACATTCAGAACAATCTCAGTATTGAAAGACCCAGTATTAAAATGCGATTCAAATAATAACTTTGTAACAACAGAAAAAGTTGCGAACACATCAAACAGTCCAGACACTTTAAGATTAACTACTCGTATGGGTATTTCTTATAATAGTATGGATGGTAGTAATCCAGTAAACGCACTTTCTGCGGGTGATATAATTACTAACGAAAGAAATAGATTAAAAGCAGAGTTAGGAACACTAGAGTTTGTAACAGACTTAGGAACAACTCAAAGAGAGAATAATTCTTTAGCAAACGCAGTAAAAGGTGCTAACGCAAATATCGTTTATATTCGTAACGATGAAACTATTGCTGATGATTCTTTTTATACAATGTATGTAAATAGTAAAGAGTCTTACAGTAATTATCCTGCGTTTACAAAAGATGATGTTATATTAACAAATCTTTCTGATACTCAAGTTGCTTCGGTAGAAACAATAAAGGGTCCAGAAGCAAATACATACTCAGGTGAAATCTTGTTTGTTGAGAATATTCAACCAGTTACAAGGGATCCTGACCAAACAGAGGATATTAAAATAATCTTAGATTTTTAAAGATAGGTAGATAAAATGGCAATCGAAACAAATTTAAATCAATCACCTTACTTTGATGACTTCAACGAAGATAAAAACTTTCATCGAGTTTTATTTCGTCCTGGATATTCAGTTCAAGCAAGGGAATTAACTCAATTACAAACGATTCTTCAGAATCAAATCGAAAGATTTGCGAATGAAGTCGTTGTCGACGGAACAGTAATTACTGGTTGTGGTGTTCAAACTGCTAAAGTTCAGTATGTTAAGATTCGTGACAAAGACGCAAATAATCGTGTTGTATTATTAGGAGACTTCTTCAGTGGTTCAAAGATTGCCAATGCCACTGTTACTGGTGAGTCTTCTGGTGTTACTGCTAAACTAATCGATGCTAAAGATGGTTCTGAAGCAGCCTCACCAAACTACTTTTCTTTATTTGTTGAATATACAAACAGTGGTGCTAACAATACTACTTCTACTTTTGCTAACAACGAGGTTCTAGTTTTAAGAAACTCAAGTGATAGTTCATTCGTAGTTGCTGCTAACACAATTGTAACTGGTGCTACTGGTCAAGGTCTAAGAGCAACAGTCGGTGATGGTATTGTATATCACAAAGGTCACTTCATTAATGTTCAACCACAAGGTGTTATTGTTGATAAGTTCTCAACTACACCAAGTAAGAGATTAGGTTTTGAAACAACTGAGTCTTTAGTAGATTCTAATTCAGATTCTTCACTATTAGATAATTCAAATGGTTCAACTAACTATGCCGCTCCAGGAGCTAATAGATTAAAACTTACACCTACATTAAATGTAAGAAGTTTGACTGCGGCAAACACAACTACATTCTTCACAATTGCTACAATTGAGAATGGTAAAGTTGCTCAGAAATTTACTGATACAACTTATTCAGATTTAGGTAAGTATATTGGTGATAGAAGTTATGAGACTTCAGGAAACTATGCTATCGAACCATTTAACCTTCGTGTTAGAGAAAACCTTAAAGGCACAAACAACTTAGGTCGTTATACTGCTGCTGAAGGTGGTGACAATCAAAAACTTGTTGTTGAAGTAGAAAAAGGTATTGGTTATGTTTCTGGTAACCGTATTGCTATCGAGTCTTCTATATTCAGAAATGTGGACAAAGCAACAGATTATGATGTTAAAGATGGTCGTGTAATCGGTCAGGCAATGGGTAACTATGTTTATGTTAATGAAGTAGTAGGAACTTGGGATATTCAAGGTCTTCGTCAAGTATCATTAAGAGATTCGCAACAAAATGGTATCAGTGGTCTTAACTTTGGAACAACTGGTGCTGCAGGGTCTGAAATCGGAACTGCCCGTGTAAGAGGTTTCCAATACGATTCTGGTAATCCGGGAACTGCTTCAGGCAAGTTCAGAATTTACCTATTTGATATTCAAATGAATACTGGTAAATCATTCTCTCAAGTAAGAGGTATTTACGAGAACAATTCGAGTGGTCCAAAGTCAATGGCAGACATCGTTTTAGAATCTGATGGTAATGCTAAGATTCAGGAGCCTGGATTAAATACTTTAGTATTCCCATTCACTCAGAGAGGAACTAAAACATTAAAAGATTCAAGTGATGCTGTTGATACACAGTTTGTTTATAGAAATGAAAGTTCTGTAACATTTGCTACAGATGGAACTGCTACAGTTACAGCAAACACTGCTCACACTGGTGGAACAGAAGTAAACAATGAAACTGGTAATTTATCAGAGGCAGAAGAGAGAAATATTATTGTTGTTTCTACATCTGCTGCTACATCAGACCCATTAACTGGTCAAGTAACTGCGTTTAGTGGTAACACAATTACTGGTTCTGGAACAAACTTCGACGGTGATTATGCTGTTGGTGATATCATTCAGTTCACACACGGTGCGAATACACTAAACTCTCGTATTACAGAAATTACAAATGACACAACTATTAAAGTTGCTGATACATTCGCATACACTGGTGCTAGTTTAGGTCTTGCCCACAAAGCAAATTATCCAACTGGTTATATTTGGAATACTGGTAAGACTGGTGTAGAAATTACAGGAACATCAACTCAACAACAAATTGATTTGAATGCAAATCTTGCTTCTACATTTACTGCTTCAGTATACTACAACAGATTAAGAAGTTCGGCAGTTCAAACTGCTAAGACAGTTAACAAGAATAAGTATGTTCATATTAATACTGGTTCACACTCAGCAAGCAAGAACGGTCCGTGGTCGTTAGGTGTTGCTGATGCGTTTAAACTTGTAGCAGTATATTCAGGAACTAATACTTCAGTAACAACTTCTGATACTGATGTTACTTCACACTTTGAATTAGATTCTGGTATGAAGGATGCTATGTATGATGGTGCGTTCTTAAAACAAAAATCTACTTCATCTTTAGACTTAACTAACAAAGGTTTGATGGTTAAGTTCAACTACTTCGGTAGAAACTATTCAAGTGGTATTGGTTATCTTTCTGTAGATTCATATCCGATTGATGATGCGTTAAGTTCAAACACATCTGCGATTACTACACAAGAGATTCCAGTATTTGTATCACCAACAAGTGGTAAGTCATATGACTTGAGAGATGCTGTAGACTTTAGACCTATTAAAGCAAACACTGCTGCTCCATCTTCAACTGGAACTGTTGCTTCAGCACCGACTAACCCATCAACACTAACAAGTTTTGCGATTCAGTCAACTGGTTCACACATGCCAACTCCTGACGAAAACTTCCAGTGTGATTTACAATACTATCTACCTCGTAAAGATAGAGTAGTATTAACTCCAGAAGGTAAGGTTGAAGTTACAAAAGGTATTCCAGCATTGACACCTAAGACTCCAGATGAGTTAGGTGGTTCAATGACACTAGGTGTTTTAAATGTTCCAGTATATCCATCACTTTCACCATATGTTTCTAAAGTATATGAAAGAAGTGATTATGCTGTAACACTAGATTTAGAAAACAACAGAAGATACACGATGAAAGACCTTCGTGCTATCGAAGAAAGAGTTAAGAACCTTGAGTATTATTCATCACTTAATTCGCTAGAAGCAAGTGCTAAGAATAAACAAATCTTCGGTTCAACTGGTTTAGATAGATTTAAGAATGGTTTCTTCGTAGATAACTTTGACGGTCATAACCTTGCTGATAGAGATAAGGTTGGTTACCGTGCTGCTATTGATAGAAACAACACACTTCTTAGACCTACATTTAATAGAGCAGATGTAAGTCTATCTAAAGACTTGTCATTTACTTCTACTAATATTACTAAGACTGGTGATTTAGTAACTCTATCTTATTCACATGCTGAAATGGGTAAACAACCATATGCTAGTAAGCAAAGAAACCCAGTTCAAGAATTAACATTCAACTGGCAAGGTGAAGTTTTACTAAACCCATCAATCGACAACTTAGGTGATACCACCACACTCCCAGACATCCAAGTTGATTTTGATGGTATGTATTCTGCTATCGAAGATATCGCAAATCGCACTGGTATTACTGGTATTGATTGGGGTAATTGGAGAACAACTTCCACAAATAGAAATACTACACAAAGTGGTAATAGATTTACTACAACTACTCAAACAGAACAAATCAGAAATGGTGTATCAACTTTTGTTTCACCTTCTACTGAGACATTCTCTATTGGTAACTTTGTAGAAAATGTAGCAGTTAGAGATTATATGCGTTCTCGTCTAGTTCAATTCACTGGAACTAGAATGAAACCTAACACTCGTGTGTTTGCTTTCTT